TAAGATCTTATTTAAGGATTATGAAATCCTTTCTGAACTTACAACATTCATTCACAAGAGAAACTCATTTGAGGCTGAGGATGGATGTAATGATGACCTTGCAATGTGTCTGGTCATCTATGCATGGTTAGTTGCACAAGATTATTTTAAAGAACTTACGGATCAGGATGTTCGTAAGAGATTGTATGAGGATCAACGTGACCAGATCGAACAAGACATGGCTCCATTTGGTTTTATCAGTGATGGTCTAGATGATGATGCTGTGACTGACCAAGATGGTACGGTATGGAGAAAGACTGATTTGGACGATATGAATTCTACATACGGAGACATGAGTTATATGTGGGAGTACTATTGATGGATCTTGGAGATAAGTTTGATCTAGAACATCTTTTGTTTGTTGAGAGGACCTGTAGAGTCTGTGATCAACGGAAGAATCTTATTGAAGATTTTTACTTAACTCGTAAAGATAGAGGATCATATCCATCAGCTTATTCATATGAGTGCAAGGAGTGTACTAAGAAAAGAATCATGGCCAACAGACAATCTAGTAAGGTTGTTGATAAATGGGAGTACCCCGACTGGTAGTTCACGTCCAGTTTCCCCATTTGAAAAGGTGCTAAACAATAAATAAAATCAGATAACACTGAAATTTCTAGAGGAAATCAGATGGCTGGTTTAGGCTTAGTATCTCCTGGGATTAAGGTAAAAGAGGTCGATCTGACCCGTGGTGGAATTACAGGCGTTAGCGACCAAACTGGTGCCATCGCCGGGCCTTTTTGCAAGGGTCCCATCAACGAACCTACCCTTGTAGAGAACGAAAAAGATTTAGTTGACACCTTTGGTGAGTCGAAGGACGGCAACTATGAATACTGGATGAGTGCTTCATCTTACCTCTCTTATGGTGGTGCCCTGAGAGTTGTAAGATCTGATTCGGCTACCCTCAATAACGCTAACGCTGCTGTTGCGACGGGTGCAGGATCTTCTGTCTCACTCAAAATCAAAAATACCGAAGATTATTATAATTCTTATGACAGTGCAACTGAGTGGTATTGGGCTACTAAAAACCCTGGTACTTGGGGTAACGGTCTGAAGGTTTGTGTCATTGACGCAAGAGCTGACCAAACTGTAACTGGTATCAATACTTCTGGTATTGCTGTTGGTGCTGCGGTAACTCAATCCTTCAACGGTGCTCAAGTTGGTGGTATCGGTACTTCGGTTACACTCAATGGATTCCTGAAGGGTATCGTTACTGGTATTGGTAGATCTTCAATTGATCTGAAGGTAACCAATCAAGTATCGGCCGCAGGAACTGAGAAACTTGCAGACTACACCAAAGGTGGTGCATACGAGTTCAAGACGACTTCCGCTCTGACTATTGTTGGTGCATCTTCCTCTGCAACCAATGCAATTCAGGTAACAAGAAGTCTTGCAGGTAACACTCAAACTCCAGTTGGTGTTGGTACAACGGTCTTCCGTTATAACCTGACCAGTTCGAGCATTACTGTTGACCAACAAGGTGGTGGTTCTGTTGGTGCTGGTGCAACTGGCATGTTCGTCTCCTCTACGGTTGGTCTTAACACCATCGGTGTTGGAACAGGAAACATTATTCGATTGGGTACAGAACTGATTGGTATTGGTGAAACCATCAATAGTTCTACTAACTTCGTTGGATTCTCGACCAGAGGTCTGGATAACACAACCGCAGGTAGCCACAATGATGGTGCAACGGTTCGTGTTTACACCAACGCAGGTGCTGCAACTACAATCAGAGAGGCCGGAGACGGAACCACAACAAACCTCGCAGTCAATGCGATTGCAGGATTCCAAGCAAATGACCTGGGTAGACTGGGTGATACAATCTCTGGTGAGATCTTCCTGGTAACTGGAGTTACTACAAACTCTGCACTGACTCCTGATACCGCTAAAGACTGGTACGAATCTCAGACCCTGGGTCTTAGCAATTCTACTGTCTTCTGGAAGAACGTTGCTCCAAAACCTGGTACTTCCAACTACGCAGCAGGTCGTGACGCAAGATTCGACGAAATCAACGTCGTAGTTGTTGATGACACTGGTAAAGAGTCTGGTACTTCTGGTCAGATTCTTGAGAAGTTCACTGGTCTGTCTAAGGCCAAGGATGCAGTTCAGTTCAACTCTCCTATCTTCTACAAGAACTACCTCGCAGACAACTCCGAGTATCTCTTCGCTGGTTATGCACCTCTTGGTGCTCCAACTGGATTCTCCAACGGTAACACTGCATTCACTTCCGCTGCAGGTGCATGGGGTCAGGATGCACAAGGCATCACCTTCTCTGGTATCGGTAGATCCACCTACGACTTACAAGGTGGTTTAGATCACGGTGGTTCTTACGGTTCTCCAACTTACACCGCAACTCTGGGCGATCTGATGACTGCCTATGATGAGTTTGCAAACGTAAGAGAGTATCCAGTCAACTACCTGATCATGGGTCCTGGTCTTGCTTCTAGAGACGAGACCGTTGGTAAGGCCAACAAACTGATCTCTATCGCAGATCAAAGAAAAGACTGTGTTGCAGTTATTTCTCCTGCAAGAGCAGACGTTCTCGCAACCGATGTTCCCATCAGTCAGTCCGATACTCAGACTGATAACATCATCAAGACGATGGATCAGGTAAGTTCCTCTTCCTATGCAGTTCTTGATAGTGGTTATAAGTACACCTTC